ATGAAGTCGGGCGATTTTAACCAGTCAGTTACTTTAAAGGTCTATCCGCAAGCTCATGTAAGGGCTGATGGCACTAATACCTTGTATTTGCGGGTGACTATTGATAGAAAAAAGAAGGAAATTAATTTAAATGTTAATTGGCCAATAGCGCACTTTGATTCAAAAAGCGAGCAAGCATTACCACGGCATTCCAAAGATCAGGACGTTAATAGTGTAAATATGATCGTGAACGAAGCGAAGGGCAGGGCAAATCGTATAAAGCTCAGATTCTTTGCCGAAAGCAGAGCGTTAACGTTAGATCAGTTCGTTAAAGAGTTCGATACATTTGAAAGCCGCGATAACTTTTTGTTTTATTGGAATAACAGGATGCAGGAAAAGCTGAGTAATGGAATGATTTCAACCAGGTCACGTGATTATCAAAATTCTGACTTAAACAGATTGAGGAAATTTATTGGCAACAAAGACTTTTTAAGCATGGGTGATATAACATCTGATTTTATCAGTAACTATCACAAATGGTTAATGAAAAAGGGCAAAGGCGGGTTGCAGTATAATTCAGCGTTGCGTGCGATTAAGACGTTACAATCGTATTTCTTAAGCGCGCAAAACGATGGTTTTAAGATGAATTCCAATGTTTTTTCCAAAGCTCCAAAAACCTATCGAGAAGGGATACGTCAGGTATTAGAAAAATCTGAACTGCAAGCATTGAAAGAGTTGTTTAAAGCTGAAACCTTAACTGATTTGCAGCAGGAAGTACTCCGTAAGTTTTTATTTAGTTGTTATACAGGTATTAGAATTAGTGATAGTGCGCTCGTATCCAGAAGTATGATTAATGATGGTAAATTAACTGTCAAAACCAAAAAGGGTGAGAGATACGGAAAGGAAGTAACTGTTAAATTAGCTGACTTTGCTTTAAGTCTTATAGAAGGTCGAAAAGGTCAGTTATTTCGAACTATAGCAGACAAAACCTGCAATGTCGAGTTAAAGGTAATAGCTGCATCGGCCAAACCACCCATAGAAAAAAGACTTACTTTTCACGTAAGCCGTGATACTTTTGCTACAATGTTTATTGAGCTTGGCGGTGACGTTGGCACCCTACGTGAACTTATGGGGCATAGTAGTATAAGAACTACGCAGATTTATATGAAGATGAGCGAAAAGCGAGCAGAAAAGCTGATGGATAATTTTAATGAAATTTAAAGCCGGACTTAAGCCCGGCTTTATTCGTTTCTAAAAATCGCTGCCAGTAAATTGTGGCAACAGCTTATTTCACGATACTGTTCATCCGATAAATCATAACGCCGGGTTTGAGCAAACTGCATTAATAATGACATCATGTGTAACGGGTCGGAAACCTCCAAATACTGGGCGATTTGTTTTTGTGTCTTGGCTCTAATTATTTCTGTATTCATTCTGTGATAACCTCTTTAGTTTTAAAGAATGATTAAAGTTAGTAAATGCTAATAATATTAGCAAAGTAAATTAAGAGTAATTTGTAATATTCTGATTTATAGATTAATAAAATAAAAACATGTTTTAGCAAAATCTTAAAATATGATTTTATTTTACAGAAATGCCTCTTTTTTTCTGTGTTTGCTTTAGTTTATTCTGTATTAAGCAATTTTCACTATACATCTTTCAATGTTGTGTACCAGTTGCACTTTTTGTATGGCATTAAAATGCTGTATAGCCATATAAAGCCCTTTGCGATGTTCTTCGGTTAGTTCATTTTCTCGTCCCCCTGTTAACATAAATAAAATGGCATCATGTATAGTGGCAGCGCTATCAAACTGCATCAGGTTGCAAACTGAGTTTTCTACTTCGGTTATTGCTTCGGCAACTAAGGTTTTATTATCTTTGTACATCTTTGTTCTGGTCTTGGTTAAGGGGACTAAATAAATTAGGATTACGCCTCGGTGCCGCAAGCCCGAGGCGTTTTGTTTTGACGGCTGCAAATAACTTTGCTATTATCGCTCTATTGTCATAGAAATGCAATGTATACTTAGAACATTAGTAGTTATGTGTTATGATAAAAAATGCTATTAAACAAAAAAGCCAGCTATTTAGCTGGCTTTTTTGTTTAATACTTGGTTAGTTCTTATCAGGAACAAGTACGTCTAAATAGACGTCAGTGCCTGGCTTATTATTGAAGGTATTATATTCATTCAATATCACTCCACTACATTGTATACTCATATTTAATGACTTACTATTTGTTGAGCACAATAATCGTATACTTGATTTTGGCCTTAGATCGTACCGCTCCCCGAAATCATTATTAGTGTCGCCAATTGGTTTTTCGTAAATAACCTCTCCGGTTAAATAGTCGTAGATTTTAATTTTAAAATTTTCCCCGTTGGACGTTGAGGCGGAAAAGTACATTCGGGTTTTAGAATCCTTTTTACATCCAAAAAGACAACAGCTTAGCAAACAATACAGTATTATTTTCTTCATGTGATAAAATTTAAGGCATAAATATATAAAACTAAGCATTTGCATCTTCTATAATTTTTGCGGTTTTATCGGTTTCCTTATTAAAAATGCGGTTACTAAAAATGAGCTTCATGTTTTTAAATGCAGTACGTGTTAGTTGCTGTTCTTTAATTAATTCATCAAATCTAGCGTGCAATGTATTATCGGTTTTGTCACTACTACTTGGTACCGATGCCCGCTTAGTTGCTGTGGCTACTGTTAAATTCGATATACGGCGTTCGCGGCTTGTGGTGGCTTCGTTAATCCTGTTTAAATTAAGTTGTTTGCCCTTACTATTAAGCAATGCATCAACTAAGCCTTTGTTATTGGCATAGGTGTTTTTACTTAATATGGGCTCGCCCCCTTCTACTTCACCGTATACCATACCGTAAGGGTCAATCAGTTTTAAGCCTCCTGTAGCATGCGAAGGGCCATCGGGTAAAATACCACCTTGGGCGTATTTCGAATTTCCACTAACCCCATCAATGGTTTGTTTAGCGATGGCAGCAAGTGAAAGCCCCTCAGTAATATGCGCAGCTATTTTATACGCTATAACTAATCCTGCGCCTATAACTGGTATACCGGCATTAGCGGCTGAAAATGCAGCAATAGATTCTTCAGTTTTCATTATAACACGTGCTGCTGCAACTGCTTTTTCGACTGCAAATGCGGCTTTGTAGGCAATGGTATTCTTTCCTAAGACTTGTTGTAACGCTTCGGCTCCTTGTTCTACAACATCAAGAGCCATTGCCTCTAATTGCTTTTTGGCCTCCTTATATTTCTTATCATCATCTAATTTCTTTTTAGAAGCGCGTTCGTTTTCCTTAATAGTGTTATCCGCCATTTTTTTATCAATGGTGGCTGTATCTTTTGCTTCGGATTGATATAGCTGCTTAAGCGCGGTTAATCTGGTTTGCTCTAATTCATATTCTTTTTGGGCGTATTCCGCTTTAATATCCAAACGGTGTTTTTCTGCGGCTTCCGGGTCAACATCAGTAACACCATTTAGATCATTATCCTGCTGGTTACCCAGTTCGGCTTTTTGTTTATCAAAACCCTGGTTAATCAGCGTTTCAATACTTTTATTAAAATCCTCTGCCTGTTTGCGTTGGGCTTCGTTATACTTTTGCTGCTTCTCAAATTGAGCTTTTTTAACCTTGGCAATTTCCTGATCAATAAGGCCACCCTTTTTTCTGATATCTTCAATTTCTTGGTTCAATTGATCTGATGCCGCCTTAGAGGCATTTTTATCTTTAGCGGCTTTTGATAAGTTTTGGATGAGTTTTTGAAACTTATCATTGATAACCTTAATCTGTGAATCCAGGCTATCGAGCGAGCCATCAGCGGCCTTATCAGCTACAGCCAGGTATTGAGATTGTACAGATTCAAAACGCTTTCCGAAGGCTTCTAAATCGCGTTGGGCTTTAAGCTGTTGGGCTTGCTGTTTCGCATCCAGCTTGCTTTGCTTATTGGTGATGCCTTGCACTTCCAACTCCTTAGCGTTGATTACTTCCTGCACACGGTTTTTGGCATCGGTGATGGCTTGGTAATCTTTTTTGCTGTTTAAATCCTGTTCTTTCTGCACTAATTCGGCGTTCTTTTTTGCGTACTCCAAATCTTTATTAAATATCGATTCGCGTAAGGCCTTGGCTTTATCCCCCAGCTTCAAACGTTCGCTTTCTGTTAAATAACCATCCTTTAATTTCTTGGTCAATAACTCAACTTCACCCTGTTGTTTGATCTTTTCTTCGCTCCATAAACGTTCTTCTTTAGTGAGGTTCTGCCTGGCAACTGTAACCTCCTTTGCCTGCATAGCAGCATTTTTAAAAGAGGCACCGGTAAGATCGATGCCCTTAGTGGCGGTGGCTAAATTTTGGCTTAAATCTTTTGTGGTAACATAGGCACCATGCAAAGTATCGCGGATATTGTTACCCCACTGGTTAAAAGCCTTACCGGCATCTATGAAGGCCTGTTTGAAATTCCCGTTTTTAATATCAGAAATCAGCGTAACTAAAGTAGCTAACGGGAGTACCGCTTGCCGTAGTAGCGCACCAAACAATTCAAGTGGCCCCCGGCTTTCTGCGAATGTATCGTAAAGGGCCTTGCCGATAGGCGCGATTGTTTTCATGAACTGTTGAAACAAAGCATCTACCTGGGCAAATATGACTTTGATTTTTTTCGCGCCCTCGTTTGTCTGCTCAAAGTAGGCAACTAAGCCAGCTATGGCGATGATCAATAAACCAATACCAGTACTGGCCAGTGCAATTTTGAGGGCTTTAAGTGCGATAGTGCTACCCTCTGCGGCTAACGTTGCTTCTACCTGTGCAGCTGCCTGTATTTTGGTGGCAATAGCGTTTTCTTGTTCGACCAGTTTATTTTGGGCGGTCGCTATGGTGTTAGCTTCTTCGGCGGTTGTAGCTGCGGCCAAGGCTGCGGCTAGGGCTTGCTGCTCGGTCGCATTTGCCGCCAATGAAAGCCTTAACGCTTCCTGCTCTTCCCATACCTCCTTTAATGCGGCCTGTTGTTTTTTGGACGCACCGGTAATAGCCATCAGGACAGCTAACGCTTGTTCGCCGGTTTTTGCAATAGTGGCATAACCTGTACTGAAAATGGATAGGATTTTTGATATGCTATCATTACCGCCTGCCTGATCTTTTAGCGTGCCCAATAAGCTATCTATAGGCTTAACACCCTCTTGTGCTTTGGCTACGCCGTTAAGTTCTTTTTTCCAAGCGGCATACTGGGCATTCAATTCTTGAAGCTTTGTCTTTTGCTCGTTATAATTAGGGCTGTTCTTATCTAACTTTTTAACGAGATCTATTTGCTCGTTTCGTAGTTTGTTTAATTCCGTAAAAGTAGAGATAGCTTGCTGACCATTGATCTTTACGTTTAGTACTGCGTTTTCGGTTTGGGTTGACATTTTTAAATATTTACAGTTTCTATTTTAGGGAAAGCGCCTTCGATAGCGGCTAATGATTTTTGGCCGTACTTCGAAACCAATACCAGGCGAAGGATAGCCACTTCGCGCGTTTTAGTTGTACTATACCAGTGTTTAGGCTTGCGGCCGTATTGATGCAGCTGGCCGTTATCTTTCCGGCTTTTTTCAAACGCGGATGAGCCTTTACCACCAATTGGTACGCCACGGCCTACGCCCATATCCACAAACCGGCCGTAAGCCCTTAGCTTAAAAATCACCTCCTCGATATTGCCGCCATTACGGGCTAACTCAAACGCTATACTTCGCCACAAATCGCCATCTAACAGGCCGATCTCGTGTTCATCTAAGGCTTCGTGAAATTTGTCGACGGTAATTTTTGCCCAGGCTTCAACAGCCTCATCCATATTGATCAACGGTGCCTCTGCCATTATTTAACTACTATATAATCGGGGCCATCTAATAGCGCGTAATACTTGTTCCAGTAGTCGCCGCTGTTTTTGTAATAAATGGTTTGGCTAATTCCTAGCGCGGTTTGTATTTGATAACTTGTGCCGCTGGCCGTAACAGAGAAGTGCTGATCGATCACATAGTTACGCGCGTTTTTTCCACGATAGTTGTATAACATGTTTACCGGTAAGCTCGATACGTTACGCGGCTTACTACATGCCTCATCGCTGAAAAAGTCGAGCCAACCGGTTTGTATAAGTGAGCTGACAATCTTTTGCCCGAATAGCGTTTTAGAATCTTCGGAAACGGTTTCCAACCGAAATTTAACGTAGATGCTACCTTCGTTTTCGATATCGCCGGGCTGAAACTCGGTAAAGGCTTTTACATCGGTCGCGGCCTGATTGTAAACAGGGTAAACCCGGATTTTGGCGGCTATCTTATTTTCATATACATCAGACTGTTCGAAGCTAATCTGATTAATCATAGCCGGGATGAGTGCGCGGGTTGGCGTTGTCCAGGTTATTTTTTTGATTGGTGATAACTTCAGCAATAAGCTACCGGGCAAATGCGCTGTTATTTCTACATCTTCGGTACGCAAAAAATATAGAAACCATGCTTTGAGGTATTTTTCAATCAGTCCGTTTGTGTCACCCAGCCATAAGGATAAAATATTGGGATTAACTGTAGCATCCGGGTTTTTACCATCACTGGTAGCGTAATAATATACATTGCCGGCACTGTCAAATTTTGGCCCGATATAGTTTAATGCCCTAAAAGCGAAATCATTTTTGCTATAACCGCCATCGTTATAAGCCTCTGTACCTTGTGCAATACCAGTATAAGCATTAGCCAGTTGCCGTTTACGGGGTACGCGCCATTTTGCAGTAGTGCCAGGGCGTACGTCGGTAACATCTGTCATAAACAGCGTACCGATAAACGTATTTAACTGTTGGGGGTCATCATCGCCACTGTCACCAATAAAATAGCTTTTTGTATACTGGAAAGTTTTAAAAAGGGCATCATCATTATCAACTGCTTGTACCAGCTCGTATCCTGTAGGTACATAGCTTTGAATTGTTATGCCCGCCTCGGTAAAGCCTGAAATATCTACGGCATCGGGGTCGAGAGCAATTTTAGGCGCATAGTTAAAATATGCTATACGCTCATTGCCATCAAAGTAAATGGCTAGTTTGAACGTAGAGCGCACGTATTTAAAGAAATCGGCAATTTTTATATTAGGAAGGTGCTTTGCCGGTGCAAGCTTGCAGCCATCAAAAGCGAAAACATCAAATAAATCTAAAATGCCGGTATTGTCGATAACCAAGCCAATTGTATTAGAATCGGTAAAGAAATCGCCTTGCGTATCAAAGCCCAGGTATTTACAAACTTGAGTTATTACCCAGCGCAAATAATAAGAGGGATTATAAAAAGCTTTTTTACGGTTGGCGTTTGCCTGGCAGTAAGTTAAAAATGCAGGCGTGTTTTCGTAATAATTGATAGTATAGTTGGCATCATACGGCGGGGTGTCGCCATCGAAAGAACCGAACATTTGATCGTTCTTTTGCGAAAAAAATACACAGCTGCCTTTACCGGGGTTGTTGGCACGATCTGTTAATACATTAATGGTTTCTTGCGGATCACCGCTTAACCACTCATATTGATAATCATATAGTACATTATCCTTAAGCACTACAAATATTTCGGGTAGCATCTTAGTTTTAATGAGGTTGGCAAATTCCCCATTATCGATAAGGCAATTTAATTCGTAGCCTTCGGGCGTAATGCTGAAAGGCATACTGGCCTGTTTCCATTGCTGGCCGAATATTTCTATAACGATATCTACTGCGTAGCGTGCAGATCTATTTTCGATCTGATGGGCATTTTTGAGCAGAGTGTTATTATTGGCCGAAAACGGGGCTTTGATGGTGTAGGAGTAGCTGCCTTTAAAGTCGGCATCGTCATTAAAAACGGTTGATACCCACTCGATGGTAGGCGTTTCGCCATCGTCAATATCAAAGTACTTACCATCTTTTTTTAACCGGATCATGCCTTAAAAGTATCAAGCGCATGATCCGTAAAAAAGGACGGGCAAAGTAGCTATAAGAATATCACCATGCCTGCTTTCGGGAGGTCTATATATTGCGTTTGCCCAGGTGACATAGTTAAATAACCTGCCCGTTGGCTCGTATTTGCACTGTAGTAGAAATAAACTGTGTTGGCGCGAAAGTTTGAATTTGTTACCAGTTTATACCTGATATTATTGGAATCTGGAACTACCTTAAAATTCCAATTAACAAAACTCTTATCTGCTGTTACAGGTAAAATGATTGTATCGCGTTCTGATCCTGTAGTTAGGTCAATAGCAGTCATTGTAAGTGAGCCGTTTTGATAGCCACCACTACTTGGAGCATCCCATGTACTTTGTATTAGTAAAGTTTCATTACCGGTCGTCGGCGGAGTTGTGCCATTACCTGGATCAGTACCGCCGCCATCTTGCGCATCAGCGGTGCCAAATGCTTCAACCAACCAATTAGAACCCGAAGCAATTCTTCCCGACCAAACGAGATTAGGGTCTAGGTTTGGGTTAGAACCATCAAAAACAACACCATTATCATTCGATATTCTTAGATGCTTCTTTGCGTTAACCGCCGTTGATGGCTCTAACGACTGCGATACGGCGGCTAATACAGAGCCGCCTTTAACGCTATAGGTTTGATCAAAAGTTGACGAAGGGTTAACAAGCGTTACGTCATCAATAGAAACGAAAAGGTTAATATCAATCCGCGGGCTGTAAGTTTCATCTTCTACCACTCTTACACTAGCAGGCAAGGGCACAAAATTACCCTTTACAGGGAGTTCGCCGCGATCAAGGGGCGGCATGTAATTACTATCAATTAAAAGCCAGCCGATTGCCTGCGGTGATGAAATACATTCGTTACCCGTGTCGGCGGTTTGACCTGGGCGAATAGCTAAATAATTGTTAGCTATAGCCCATTGTACCTCATCGTGTGTTACGGTCTCGTTTGATGCTAGATTAGGCCATGCGCTCATGCTCTAACGCCTCCACACGTTTAGTTAGTTCCTGAATAGCGACTATGGCAACAGCAAGTAAGCTATCGGTATTTATCGCAGTACCGGCGTTGTTGATCAGTGATTTATCTTTTATCTCATCGATAATAAATCCTATTTGCCCCTCATCGTTATTCTTGTATTTGTAGGTTCTTACACGCAGCTGGTTAATTGTTTTAAGTGCCTGGCCTACGTAATCTTTAATTTGCCTTTTGGCAGAACGTAGAGATATTTTAAAAAAGGTTTGTGCCGCAATATTGCGGGTTGTAGAGGCTGTGTTATTACCATCAGCACCTTTACCACAAACGGTATCCAATGTTGCGTTTTCTGCACCGGGCGAACCCGCATCGCCTTTGTCTCCTTTACTTCCCTTCAGGAAAGCAAAAAAAGCGTTGATGTCGCCCGAATTGCCTGCGTCTATCCATACCTGATAGGCTGACCGGCCATCGTTACCCGGATTGCCATTGTTGCCAGGATCACCCTTATTACCGGTGTCGCCTTTGCTACCTTTTAAAAACGAAAAAAATGCGTTAACATCGCCATTGTTACCGGCATCCAACCAAACCTGATAGGCTGATTTACCATCTACACCGTTATCCCCTTTATCGCCTTTGGGGCCGATTTGGTTAAGTTGATAAATTGCACCGTTAAAGTAGATCTGCAAGGCCACATCTGTAGGCATACCAGTTTTTACATAAATGTAAACAGCATCATCTTGCAGGCCATCAATTTTAAACCCAGTACCATTTGGTGGGCTAAAACTACCCGCCACTTTTAAGTTTACGTCGACTAAGGTGTTATTGCTATCGGGGGTGCGGATAATGTCGGGTTTGTTGTTCATGCGTCTACTAATTCTTTAAAATCTGAATAATCCACCCCGGCCGCATCGAGCATCGTTTTGGCATCGGCCAGTGTAGCTTTTATGAAGCTTCCCGCAATAAGTAAGCTACCCTCTACCGCCTCAAATAATTGCGTGACGGTATTGTTTTCAAATCGGATAATATAATTTGTTTCCATAAATTAAGATGTTGGCACTCCGGAGAATACCCATTTGTATTGGTTTACTAAAACATAAAGTTTTTCTAATTGGCTGGCAGGTGTCCCATTAGAGGTACCTAAAGCGTATCCGCTCGGTGCCTGATAAGTACCCGAAGGTTTGGGCATTGCAATGTTACCATTTGCGAGATACGTGCGGATTTGATTCCTTGCCTTATTAGCGACCGTTCCAGTTATTGGGGCGTTAGCTACAGCCCACGTATACATATTGTCAATTGCTGCATTAATAAGTGTTAAAAATGCAGCAGCTGTTTTACTAGAGCCAAAACTGGTTATAGTTAAACTCTTACAATTAATATTGAGCAGGAAATCAGGACAATGATTGGTAAAATCAATGCAGAGTACCGATAGGGTTGTCAAGTTTACGAGCTTTGACAAATCAGTCCATGCATTGATTTGCCCTGGCCATTGTAGCGTGACTAGGGTAGTAATGCTATTCATGACAGTTGGGATGTTAAGGATAGATGTAGCGTAATTGCCAACATAGCCTCCAAAACTCGTTATTGTCAATTGTGAAAAACTTGGCGGTATGGGTGAGCCTGTCTGATATGCATCGGGGCTTAACCAGTCCAAACGAAGTGATTTAAGCCCTTTTATGTTAGTCAACAGGCTTAAATTATTCATGTTTGCATTAGTAAAAAGGGTAAGCGAATTGATTGTTGCGTAACACAAATCAATTGGTACTGATGTACCTGCGGTAAGTTGATAAGATACCGAGTTAAGCGAGCTTGCAAATATCCCCTTTAAGTTGGCCGTAGCAGCAGGTATCCGCATGCTGAAATTATAAAGCAATTTAAATTGCCCCATATTAAGCGTTGGCGTTTGCAAGAACTGAATGGCGCAAACAACCTCGTTTAAATAATTTCTGTTATTTATTTTAACACTGATTGTTCTTACCGTACTAGCATTACCGGTTGCGTAAGCATATTGAGTAAAATATTGGGCTTTGGGGTTGTTTGAATTATACGGACAAAAACGTATTGCATAAGGCGAATTAAAATCCGCGTAATTGGCCGTGTAGGTAATAACATTACCGTCTCCCCAATCAATAGTTACCGTTGATGGCGATGAAAATCCTAAAAATAACTCATCTGCAACAACACCAACGCCTATCCCCGAAAAAGTAAAGATGAGCGGCTCGTTTGTTGATCGATGTTCTAAAATCCTAGAGCCATGTTTAAATACTTGTTTCCCTAATCCGTTACTATATGGCATATTAAGAGCGTGTGATTCGTGCTACAACATTATCGTCTATTGCTTCATACTTTATACCGGGGGCATTATAAACATACCCCCGGTACATCGTTTTACTGTTCGCCGGTGTTATAGCCGAAGTGAAATTATTAGTTGCGTTGTACGTCGCGCCGGTTATAGCTGCTATGATATCCGTGTCATCTACATATGGATTAGCTATTGCATAGTCTGCACTAACATTGTTGTTTGTATCCACAATTACTAACCTTTCGCCGCTTCCAGCGAGAAAAGCAAATCGTAACGCGCCCGAGAAAATTTGTGCCTGGGTTTTAATATTAGTCCACCAGGCAGGCAAATCTTTTATCTGTTTGGTGAAAATCGGCATTAGTTTGTGTATAAAAATGTAACGGTATCTGTTGCTGCGAGTTGGTATCCAGCCACCGAGCCAACCCAGTAAAGTTTATCACCGGCTGCAATATTTACCCATGATTTGGCGGTGTTACCATTATCTGCACTGAAATAGCAAGAACGAGTTTTTACACCATCGCCCAGGCGCTCGGCAATGCCGTTGATCAGTACCAACACGACTGAGCCAGCGGTCGGAGTACCAGCTATAGCAGTCGCACAACCCAAATCGAAATCATTTACAGTAGTACTACAGGTGATATCCTTGTTGTTGGTTGTTAAAACAGGGGCGACAAACACAGCCAACAAAGCAAATGTTAAAGCTGTAGTGCCAATGACTATGGCACCGGTAGTTGTAAGTTTCCAAGATGTTAAACCATTTGCTGTACCTTCTTCAACGCTAACGGCCATTGCAGGCGTTACCTCCGTGGTGCTATCGGCATCTTGCGACCGTACTAATGCTGTAGATGATGTAGCAAATACATAAATGCCATTTTGTGAGGGCGTTGTTTGGTTTTTAACGAGAATACGATCACCCGCGTTTAAATTAACACCATCAATGGCCGCGCCCGGTGCGGTTAACGATATGTTTGTTATTGTTGCAGCGCGAACGGACGCTTTCCAATCCTGATTATAAATAGACTGTTGTACAAGGGTGTCAACGTAATCTTTTGTTGCCGGATCGGCCGGGATGGTTGGGGCAACTAAAGATAATTTGTCTTTCGTGATGCCCGCTTTAATTTGCTTTGGGTCTAACATGGTTATTAGTCTTTAAAAAGTTTAATGGTGTCTGATGGTGACAATGGGAAAATGTTTAGCCAGGTTAGCGTAACATTGCCATTGATTAAGCCAATGGTATAATGCTCTGTGAGATAATATTCAATCCCGTTTATGTTTAACCAGCTTTGCTTAGTTGGGAAAGTGGAGATGTTGAATTGCGTTTGCCCTTCTGCAATTACAGTAAGCGGTACGATGTTCAAATTATCGGTGCCGGGTTGCGGGTGATTAGAATCCGGAACGTTAATGTAATCGGATGTCCAAACGACCATGGTAGAATCGGCCAGTAATTGAAAGCCCGGTACCAATACAGTAAACGCCCCTGCTTCGGCATTATAAGAAACGTCTACGCCATCAACCGGGCTTAATGTACCCACCTGCAAAGGTTGAATGAGGTAACCGGTTTGATTGAGCAGGGAGGCGTGTTTATAAACAAAACGCCCCTGCTCATCATAGCTAATATTAGGATCAGTACTTTTTACGTATAAGTAGGTTGCAATTTTGGTATTATCTAACGCTTCCAGCAAATCGTTAAACTCCTCACGTGTTATATAATCCGGGTGCGTATGATCAAGGTTTGATTTATTGGCCAGTGCCAGTAGTAAAGCGGCATAATCATCGGCCTCTCTTTTGGTTGCCGCATCAATAATATCCTTTAATTTACTTAGCAGGTTGTTAACCTCTGTTTGGTTATAGGTTTCGGTTTTTAAATAATACCTGTAATCTAAACTATTATCGGGGCCACCTGCATCGGGCATTTGTGCCAAATCCAATGGCAAAAACATTGGCATATCATTATCATCGGCAGGATCGGTTGTAAACAGTTCTTCGCTGTATCTAAAACCAAAGTCAAACGTTATAGCATGTAGGTTTTCGGCATCCTTAAACTCTTTAATGTTGTTGGATGATAGGGAAACCGCATAAATCCGTTTTTTGCGGTAAAGCAGTAGATCAAGACTTAAAGCAAGGTCTTTAAAAAGCCTGATTTCGGCCGGTTGGCGATAGCCCGATGTAACCGTTTCAATATTATTAAGGCTGTTTGAGTAGTTGATTTGCTCGCCATTTGCCAAAATAAAGCCCTTGTCGTTAGCTATTTCGGCACTGCTTTGCACCAAATTATATTGTGTGCTACCCTGGCCGAAAGTTATAAGCGTATCGTAAGTGCCTAAACTGCTTAAATAGATAAATTGGCGGGTGTATAGGCGTAGGGTGTAATCGATCCAGTATTTACGCGTTTCCGAAATTTCGGTGCCAGCTGCATCAACTAAAACAACGCTGTAATTTAATACCGCCCTCGTGCTATCCAGTAGGTTAAGGTTGTTTTGCACAAAGCCTACAGGGAAAGTAAGCTTCGCGTATTGCCTTACATCGCCCAAAGCAAATTTTAAAAGCGTTAATGTGGTGTTATCGCTGTAGGTGATGGTAAATTTTAAGCTAACGCCCGAATGATCGCCATCAAGCATGATGATGCTTAAAAACTCATCCTGTTCGGGCAAAAGGTACTTTTCGGCATTGTCTTGCTTCAAAAACAGGCACTTACCGTTTGCTATAAAGCTATCGGGTAACTGTGTGGTGGTCAGCATTTCTTTGCTGATGCCGCCTAAAACAGCGTTATATACATCGGTTTGGATAACGCGTTTTATTACTTGCGTATCGCCGTAAACTTCTGCGTATCTAAGATAATATTGGCATGTGCTGGTGGTATTAACACCTGCAATAGCGTTAATAAAGTCGGGGCGGTCGTAACCAGCTGCTAACATCGCATCGGTAAGCGCGCCGCTTATGTCCATATTAACGTAGCCATCAGGGTTTACTTCCTGATATGCGTTGCTTAATTGGGTTGGTGCAGAGCTACCGCCAACCTGTGCCCAAATTTCTGTATAAAGTTTAAAATTGGGGTTTGCTACATCATTAACACCTGCTTGCAGGGTTTGAAAGCCCATATATGCAGAACCGGAAATGCCCATATTGTAACCGGTGCCGTTGTTACGGGCGGTGGCCACTACCCAATAATTTACGCCATCGGTACCAACGGTAAAAGTGAAATCGCGGCCTAAATAGAAGTTTTCGCCAAATGATTGAGCAAGAAGCCGGGCGTATGCTTCTGCGTTGTCAATTTGCCGGGTTGGAAGCTGATATCCGCTATTATCAGGGATTAAAGCTACATCGAAATTAAGCGTTAAATCGCCGTAGGTAATGGTGAAACTGTAAGGCGAAGTTGCCTCATATACAAATGCCAGCTTCCCTACAAATGGCTTTCCCTTTGTTTTTAATTGCGCATCAGTATAGAACTGAAACTCAACTGCGTTTCTGCTAAAAGATATTGGTTTGGGATGTTTGGTAATTTGTACGGACATTAACCGGGCTATTTATCCAGCCAAGTTCCTGAATCGACGGTGTAACCAAAAGGACAGGCAATTTGAAAGCGGATAGTGTAGCCGAAGTGATTTATAGCCATCGGCCCAACCGGATCATAACTAATATTACTGATTGAGAAATTAACCAAGTTATTACCAAACATGTTTCCTTTACGGCGGTCGCTTTTCATCCGGGTAACGAGGTCGAAACAAATTTTAAAGCATTTGTCTTGGGCTTCGCGGATTGTTGAAAGTTTGCCTTTATCGATTTTGTCCAAAATGGTGATTTGCCCATCGATTAACTGAACGTTATTTTCGCTCGAGTAATCGTTAAACTTACCACGCATGGCATCTAAAGCCATAAAAGGTGCGCTTTTAGTATTCCTGACAGCCGAATCAATTTCGGCCAGATCGTACGTTAAAGGGATGAAAAAGAATGCATCTTTTGTACCGGGTACATGAGCTATTGATTTGTGATTAATAGCCAGTTGAGTAAAATAATCGATGTATTGTAATTCGCTAATCATTAGCCTTTAGTTTTTCTTCGCGGTCGATCAGATCTTCCAGGTGTAATAAAAAATCGTAGAGGTTTGCTTGCCTCGTATTGTTGAGATCACCGAGCGGGCCGCCTGCCAATGCTATTGTAACATCACTACGCTTTTTTAGCTTACCACCCTTTGTTGAGAATGATTTTTTATGCAGTTTGGCGATCGTATTTCGGCACCCTTCGTAATTAAAAAAGATAGCGTGTTTAATATGAGACGGCAAGCTTCGGGCTAGTTTAGCGCGTTTTGCTACACCGGCATCAGTTAAATCGCAACGGATATCATTGTTGATTATTCCTTCGCGTTTTTCGCGGTATAAGATGCCCACCAATGCGTTTAAATTACTTTCTTGCTTATCGGCCTTATACTTCCAATATTGTGCCTCACAGTAGTTAAAAAACTCAAATGCGGTTAAATTACTAAGCTTATCGGCGGGGCCGTAAAATGTTTTAAACCTAAGCTTAACCGTTTTGATCAGCCATTTATTCAATAAATTATCTTCTTTAAAAAGGAAACGCAAGCCCGGCGCCATTTGAACCCGGTAATGTTCTGCGATCGCTTTAAAAAGTTTGGGTTTGATGTTATAAAATATGGGCACGGTTAACTCTAGCTTTTCACTTTCGGGCAGGTCGGTATACAATACCAGTATCCAGGCTCTTAATTGAAACGGGGTTATCTCGTTCCAGCTGGAAGGTGCGCTTAAGACTTGCGGTTTGCCATGAAAAGTTAAAGTAACCGTGTTCATATTATATTTTGTTTTTCAGCCATTGCCAAGCTTCCCATAGAATAAAGCCAGCGGCTACTAAAGCCAGTACCCAAAGCAAGCCCGGCGAAAGCATGGGCGTTGCTTCTGTTTTCTTGCTTTTATCTTCGGTATTTTTGGCCTGTTGGCTGATTAAAGCTTTATTGAGTTCTGTTTTTGATGTAATGCCATACCGGGCACTGCTATCTTGTTTATTTTGCTCATTGCTTTTGAATGTGCCAGTTTCTGTGATGCTGTCAGCAGTGCCAACGAAACTTCCGTTGCTAAATGTGAATGGCTTTCCCTGTGTGGGATAGATTGTTGTTTTTCCATTACTTTCTGATTGTTTATTGGTGATAATTAATTTATGTACCGTGCCCGTATCGAGCGTAGATTGTTTGGCCTGTTCAGTACTCGACATCTTTGTTGTTGAACTGGCTTTTAAAATTTCGGTATCGACTTTACGGGCCTTGCAACCTGATATAAGCAGGCATCCCGCTAGAAATATTTTAAGCCTCATCTTTTTTAGGGTTTAAGCGGTTAATGATAATGCCAGCGAGGCGAATAGCCCCGGTTATAAATGATACCGTAGCAACGGCCGCACCCATAAATACACCAATGCCGGCCGCTTCTTTGAGTAGAAGTTCGTCGGTTAAAATGCTTTGCAGGGAAAACGATCCTTTAGTCACTACGGCCGCAATTAAGCCTACCTGTGGCCGTGTATGCAGGAAATTGTACATTGATTTAAGCATCATGCAGCGTCTCGGTTTCGGGTGGATGAACGGCGAATTGTGCGATTAAAACCATGGCACCAGCGGCACAAACCGCATTTTGCACAATGATTTGCACGTTTGGCGGCAAATAGGATAATTTTAGTATCCCTTCGCCTACGGCGGCAATAGTTACCCCTAATGCCTGAACGCGCTTAAAAAAGGGCGGCGTTTTAGCTTTAAAACGCTGCCATATGGATACTTTCTGCATTATTCTATTGTGATAAAGATTGGTTGATTGGTATGAAAGGCCGGTTCCAGATGCGACATAAGGGCATCAAACGCCAGCTTACTTTGGCTAACCCAGTCAATGGCCTGCGTAGTGCCGGTTAATAGGCAGCCATCGGTATCTTCGGGTTTATTGCCCGGATGTATGCGGATACCTACATAGCCAGGTACGCCAACAATTTCAGGTAGCCAACGTTGAAAGCGGTTACTAAAACTTAGTATAACCTTGTACCGGCCGCGTGGTATCGCTGTTTTGCCAAATATTTTAATCTTAGCGATTTCATCCGGCGGCATCGTTTGTACCAAGTCCCTGTCTTTATCTTCTAAGATCAGGCACTGAAAAGCACCATCAACGGAAAGTTTGCCGATGGTTGATAGATCTGTTTTAACAGATCGTTTTAAAAATAATTCCATTATAGTGATAAGGTTTAGGCGAAAAAGAAACCTCTTGGCTGATCATTCAGCCTTGAGCGTGAATTAAGGTCGACCGTGCTACAGCCCGTAAGCTCGCTTTGGTTATCATTGATAAATCGGCGTAGGCGCGATAAATTTTTATTACCGATGACGATTAATGCCGTCATGGCTTTCGTTAATTTATCTACTTCGGCCGGTGATTGCTTTTGCTCATTGTTACCGGTAACTGCGTTGACGGTATTAGTGTAGGTGCCGTTACGGTCGATACTTACCGCCTGGTATGGGATGGCTTCGGCAATGGCAAATGGTGCCACAACCTTGGCAATCTTTTTCAATAAATCCTTCTCGATATCGCTGCAATTGTTTGCCAGCACTTTGGCGCGTAATGCTTTCGCATAATCTTTACCTAGTACGTTTATAATATGCTCATCTTCTGCATCGGCTATATAGGATTTGAGCGAGCGGAAAAGTAACGGGTTATTATCAATAAATAATGCTTCATTAAATTCGGCGGTGGCATTAATAAACGCACTTCTATTGTTTTTGCGTTCGGGACTGTTGGCGTATACTTCGAAAGAATCAATATCAGATTCGATAAAAGTTAATAAAGAATCTAAAGCGCGGTAACCATCCAACCGCGCCTGATTAACCAATGCTGAAATCTTGGCATCGCTGGCAATTTTGTTATTGCCATCTTGATAAACCTGTGCGCCGTCTTCGCTAATCTTAACACTACCAAAATTGGTGTAATAGCATAAGGCCAAATTGGCTTCAGCTTTTTGCGCCAATTGTAAAGCGACCTGCAACCCAGCATTACCATTAGAGGCACCAAGGATAAGGTAAGTTTGCCGGCCGATAGCCGGGATCAAATCCCTTGTAGATGCGTCATCAACAAATGATGAAATGCTATCAAATTGCAGATCGTATACAATGGCGCTATTAGCTTTTTTTAGTGATTCGGTATCGGTTATTAATGGCATTATGCAGCAATTTTATCGGTTGAGGTTTGATGTGATTTATCTAAAGTTTCCAGTTCTACTTCCACGGTTTTAAATGTGAGCGTAGGGTATTTGTCTTTCCATCCATTGTACTGGGCAATGAATTGAAGCGGTTCTAAAACCACATCGCGGTAAGGCTTCTGCAATGCACAATACAGGTTGAAGGCTATGCGTTTATCGCTACCTGAACCGCCGCCCATGCTTTTGCCTGGTGACTGGCCCACCAATGTAGGATCGAGGCCAAGGGCGCGCATTAAGTGGTCGGATGCTTCCTGTGCATCTTCCAAATACGCGCCCTCTTTCATTTTATCGTCAACTACTTCGATCTTCCAACCTGGTAGCTGATTACCTTCGGCATCGTAGCCAACCTCATTTAAAATTGATTTACCGGCGTTTTCAACATTGGTTAACTTATCATTGATCTGATTAAGCGTAACCAGTTTGCAAGCGTTTTTCTCCTCTTCGGATTTATCTTCCCAGCCTTCGTAAACCGAAGCCCAATAGTTGGTAGGTATTTGAATCAGGTATTTAATGTGCATCTGATTTTTCATCAGAGCCTCTTTAAACTGCGGTATTTTAGCGGCTATCGCCATCCAACCCGATGTGCGGAAACCATCCCAAGTTGCGAGCTGATAATAAGTTTTGCCCGGTGATGGATATGAAATTGGGTAAACTACGCGGTTGGTAGCTGTGTCGGCCTTTAGCGCATCAACAGCCGCCCAGTTATATGGATCAACAACTTTATGTACACCGGCATTTTCGCGGGTTACGCTGTTCGTTGCCCAGTTAGGACTAACCCAACATTCTTGTATAACACCTTTGTCGTCTTGTATCCCCCACCGGCAATGGCTGGCATCGTGCGTACCGATATAGGCAATCTTATCGCCGCCTTTACTTTTAATCAGATCAGGAAACACGTTCCAAAACCAAAAGAAATCGTTGTACGCTTCGCGGAAGTAACGCTGTGTCGGTATAGAGGTTAAGAAGGCCAGTATTTCAGGATCATCTAAATACTCATCAACCAATTTTTTTTGCACTGAATCGTATTTGCGTAAAAAAGGCAATACCTCTTTACCTTGTGCGGCGCGGGCCTTCCACTCTAACAAAGCCGGTAACTCTGTGCTTTTGCTGGCCAGGTCAATAAGATCTTGCGGAAATAAGTTATTGTCTCCCCAATATGCGTATGGACCAACGCTACCAGTTAATAAAGTTGGTTTAGGCTCACTTGGCCTAACAGCAGGCGCGGGCATTGAAACGCCGCCCATATAAACGGCGGCTCTGCCACCCGGCAGGTAAGCTACGTTATCAGAAAATAAAATACCCGCGCCGTTTCCGCTCATAGTGTAACTGTCTTCCCGTTAAAATAATCGACTAATAGAGGACGGAATTTTCGAAGCTCATCTGTACCAACTGCCTTAAGGTTTCGGGTGTAGTTTGCAAAGTGATCTGGGTTCTTTAGATCGCTGTTGCTTGTGCCACCGCCTACTAAAACCGCCTCTTCATAGGTGATTCTTTGGCCGCCTGTATCCTCTTTTAAACTGGCTGTAACGAACGTTATCGAAAAGGGAATACGTTCACCATCTTGCCCGCGCATTTGCATCGTTGCCAGCATGTCCGCTATTCTTATCCAATCCATAATACAAAGGTTCCGATTGCGGAGAGGGAAAGAAAGGACAGCTAAAACGCACACAATCGTTTGCAGCCAAAAAAACTTTAAGGTTTTAGTTTACAATTACTTGATTGTGATTTTTGACAAAAAAAGTATCGTTTTCGGATTCGGCACCACGGCACGCACTATCGCGAGAGGGAAAGTATCGAGCAAAAAAACGGGATATATGAAAGAGGGGGTGCGCGAGGGGGATTCTCCAAAACAAAACGGGTTGCACGTCATCCGTGCAACCCGTTGCTATGAGATTATAAGTGAACTCGTCGCTTGTGTATAACCTACCTTATGTTTGAACTTGCCTATGTAGAGCGTATCGAACGCATCACTATGGTGTGTGGTGTCTTCGGGTGGTATCAGCGTGTTCTTTTCGTCTCGCTTATCCTTTTGATGCAGTTTACCGATCTTAATAACACCGGCGCGTTGCAGGCTTATCAATAGCTGGGCGCAATTGGTACGGTTGATGCGTACACGTTTGAAGCGCGGATCATCTTCTTTCATAACCATCGCCCACATACGGAACCTGGTATCGTGCCAAGGTTGCTGGCCTATGTTGTTACGCTTAACCTTCCAGCCTGCGGCTCGTAGTGTATCTGTGATCACATCCGCATAACTCTTAATACGTAGCGCATCCGTACCAACAAAAGTGTGGTCATAGATAAAGTTAACCTCTTTAGTTGGATGGTGTTTATAGTAGGCTATCCAGTTAGCTAATAGTTCCTGTATACGATCATTCCCTTTAACAAACATCGAACTCAATACCCTGTACTCATCCGGGCGTTCCTGCCCAGTTACTATACAGTTGTGGGCGGCATTAGCATCTAGGGCAATATCAAAGCCTTTCTGTTTGTTGATATCCGCATCAAAGCGGCAATCTTGTATAGTACTGCGATTTAGGGAAAGACCGATACTATCGATATAGCTATAGTTAAAACTATCGTATGTATGCGTATCTAACTTTAACAATGGATAAAACCCATTATCAACGTGTATAATACGTTTGTTTAATACAGAGGCATCGTATATGTGTGGTTTTAAAATCCGTTTCCACTTTCTAAATTGTGCTTCCCCTAGAACCTCAATATTTGCCAGTGAACTGGCTTCGCTGTAAAAAACACTATCTTTTCTTAACTCGTTTAAAGCGGCTTTTATACCACGCATTTTACGATAAAGAAATTGCCGTCTTGGCTCGGTTGTTCTTGGATGGGCTGCTTCGAGTTCTATATTGTTGTAAGCAATTTGCAAATTTATAATGTCTGTTATTTGCTGCCTATTCATTAGTTTCTCTTTTTCCAAAATCCATTTGCCTTCCTGATCAGTGGGCATGTCTGTGTAAAAAGTTTCACAATGATGATGTGGTAAATGGCCGAATATTTCACGATTACCCCGGTTGGTTGGCGCGATATCATCCATATACCTGTTTTGGTTGTTGAACTTGCACTCATCACCCGCAATAGCATCAACGGTTTTACCATTTGCTAAACCAGGTCTGTCAAGGCTCATAAAATGGAATGCATGCCCGTTCCACCAAAATATGCTTTGGCTCGGGTCGCGAGGGTTATAAATAGGATTAGGGATATTTAAATACTTAGGTGGCCGTTGAGCTACCCAATAATGAATACCTGGTTTGTATCCCCATCGTTGCCAACCTTTTTCCAAGGCGGGTAAAGTGCGGGTTAATATTTGCATATAAGTAGCCCCAACCAAACCGTGTGCGCCACGTGGCATTTCATTAGCGCGTTTAATCGTACGCCTGGCTAATGGCCCCTCTGTTTTTCCAGTACCACGCCCCCAAACGCCGTACTCTTCAAATGCATCTACTAAATCAGCGGTTAGTTGCGGTTTATTAAGCCAAATTTTTTGGGCGGTCATTCAATAACCTCCGCATCTTCAGCCTGGCTTTCCATAAATGATTGCCGCTGTTCGCCAAGTATTTTTTTAACGATCTCATCAGGATTCTCAACCTTTTCAAAGCCTAATTCTGTTGGATCGCTAGTGATAATGAAATTCGGTATCTGCATTTCATTCCGGTAGTCAGGAACATCAACCGATTGTTGGTGTAAGCCTTTTAGCTTATTTATTTCTTTATAAATAGCCGCCACCGTTTTACCGTCGCCTTTTTCATCATATTTATCAAGCAAAGCATCACCGCGGGTAATGGCTATCATTCTTTCGTACTCAATATCCGGGCGACCTTCCAGGCTAAGGAAAAAACGCTTTGCGTTAAAAATGTCTTCGTAAGCAGTGCGGGCTGATATATTGTATCGTTCCCTTAACCATTCAACCACTTTAGACATATTAAACCGCTGTTGGCGTTTTTCAATTCCATCGGCGGTAATAACTTCAACTAATTCACCATTGCGTAATAATCTATCGGCCTGATCCCAACGCTCGAGCATTTTTCTATGTTCGTCGGGCAAATTGTCGAGATCGTGACTTAGCCAAGCTCTTAAAATTATATCAGGGGCTTCATTACCCTTTATGTCGCCTGGGCGTATGTATTTGGTTAAACTCATTCAGTGATAGGTTTGGCTTTTAGTTCGTCTCGTTCTGCTTCGAGAGTTTTGAGCAGGAGTTCGGTTTTTGATCGATCACGGCAATTAGGATTTTTGAGCCGTGTTTTTGCCCTGCTAATTGATACATGTAATTGTTGACGACGGGTTTTGTCATCCACTTCGGGTTTTGCTTTTTCAGCCGGGAAACTTTGATGCTCTTGAAAATAATCGAGCATCGCCCAGCATTCAGTAAGTTGTTGGTGGGTGGTGATGATATCAAAAGCGCATTGCTTTAGCTTGGTACCGGCTGGTAAATGGCGCTTCTCAACTATCAGTATATTGAGTTGAGTATACAGGTTCCCCTTCTTTTTTAATAGATCGAGGTATTTGCGGTTATCTGCTTTTTTATCCGGGGTGGGTTGCAGGGAGGGGGAAACTTTAACGGGCTGCTGTTTTTTTTCGCTTACCTGGTTCGGCAAAGAAGCCGACATTTTCTCGAGTTCGGCCAGTAATTTATTTTTGTTAAAATCAGTTGGGCCAGCATTCGCAAAAATCCTTCGATAAAAAAGACTACCACCGTTTTCAGTGTAAAGCTTTACGCCTGTAGCGAAATCCCGGTTACCATTAAGCCATTGTGATATTGCGCTCATGGTACAAAAAACAGGGAAAGTGAACCGGGAAAAAAGGACAGCAAAAAGGCCGCTTCGCGCGGCCTTAGTGAAACAAAAAATACTAAATTAACTGATCATGAATACACTGGATTTTAAATCATACTGCTCTTTATTGGTAAAGTGATACAAAAGTAGTTAGTGATGGCCAGGCGATAAAGGACAGCTAAAAATTATAACTTTTTTGTTTTTAAAAAGGCCTCTAATTTTAATTCATTGTCTTCGATCGGTACTCCAACACGCTTATTTGCGAAATCATAAGCTAAAATTTGTCTAATATTGATTGTTTTGTTTCCTCTTAGGTTCGTATATGTTCCTTTCAGCAAAACGATGACTGTGATAAATGGATAGTCTGCTTCAAAACTAAAATCCCATGTGCTTGCTGTGTTGATCGACACTATTCCAGTATGCGCGTAACCTTGATATTTCCTTGGTAACAGAGCGTAACCATCAGCATCTTGTATAATTACATAAAAGTTTGTTTTTATATTATTTGCCGTAGCTTGTTTGTTAGTAGCTTGAACGGAAAAGTAATAATGTTGTTTCTTGGTAGAATCAAGTGTAATTGTATGTAGAGATATTTCTGGTAACGTTTCTACTTTTGATGTATCTTTCTCTTTAACAAGTTGATGATTTAAAGAATCATAGTGCAGGCCATATCTTGCAGTAACACCTATAAATGTTGCTTCACTTTTTTTATAACTACTATCAACCTTGGTCGTATATCTTTTGCTCAACTCTGCTATACTCGTTTTATAAGCTCTATCACGTTTTAGTAGTTCAGAATCTAAATGTCTTTGTGCTAGGTTTTGTTCATTGTCAGATATAATAAATAATGCTATTGAACAACAAATTGTTCCAGCGCACAAAATGATAAGCCCCCATCCAGCATAGGTAAAATCTTTAGGAAACCGTTTTCTATTATCTGATATTTTTTTCTTCGACGGTATTATTGTAATAAAAGACTGCATTATAGATATTGCAGCTATGAGTATAATTTTAAGCATGACAGGCTAGTTTGAATCCCAATATAAATAAAAAAGCCGTTAATCTCTTAACGGCTTTTCTTTATTCTGCATCAGTCTGTGAATCGTCGGCTGATTCGCCCGTAGTGAGCTAATTACCGCCTTGTGCGGCCGGTGCCGGTAACGTTCCTTTGTAAACGTAAAACGGCATAATCATCGATGCTTCAAAAGTTAAGTCAACACCAGGTGCGCCGGTGCCGCCATCACCGAAGGAAACTTTAGCTGTTTTTACGGTTGCGTAAATGCCGTTACCACCTATTTGGTAAAAATCGCCGCCTACAGCGCGTTTTAATAACAAAATGCCTCTCATTCCTGCAATGATCGCCGCATTGGCCGCGTTTTCGGGGGTTGGTTGCGGTTGGAAAAACTTCGGTGCAGCCTGCCAAATTGGGCTGTATTTTTCACCGGCCATTGTGCTATCCATACCCGATTTATCAAAACTGGTTTCGATCAATATCGGTGCTTTTCCAGCCTTCAGCACGTGGTTTCCGGCAATTTCTATTGCGCTGGCAGTTGTGGTATCAGGGGTCGGCACTTTTTCACCGGTAACAGCTACCAGGTATGACTTTGGAATAAACCAGGCCTCTTCTTGTATACCGGAGGTGTTTAACGCGCCCTCGGCAAACGTTATACCCTCTAATTGTACATTTTCAAAGCCCATGTTATCTTTTTAAGATGGTGATCGCCTTACTTTTTATCTCGATAAGGTGGTCTATAGCCTCCTGATCGCATTCTAAATCTGCTTTAGAATAGGTTTCCCCCAGTTCGGGGATATGTACACCGAAGTTAACTTTTACTTTGCCGCTGGTAACTGAATCCGCTTTTGCTTTTGATACAGGCGCATCAACTTCCGATGCGCCTGTGATTTCTTTATCTTCTGCCACTTGTTTTTGTTTATTGATTTCTAAAAATGTTAATTAAAATTAAGCTGCTAGTAGGTTATCGCTTACGGAAATACACTCGATATCCTCAAACTCGCAACCTACAGGCATCATCAAACGAACTTCAATAATGTTACGGCGCATAGATGCTGCTACCTGGATACGATCACCATCGGTACCATAGGCCAAAGCGTCATATACTACACCTAAAAGGCCATCATTGGTAATGAAGGCTACCGGCTCTAAAAACACGTTACTCATTCCGTCAAGGGCATACTTACCGCTTTCGTTAGGTTCAAATTTGTAGCCGTTTAATGTGCGGTAACGTTTTTTATAGGCATCAAACGTTCCCCACGAACATTTAATAACAAAACCTTTCTCTCTCCACCAAGCTGGTTGAGATTCTGCAAACGTTTCTACTTTTTCAACCCCGTTAGTAGCATTAATAGCGCCAATGGCTTTTGCAATTAATTCAGGATTTGCTTTTGCACATTCGGTTGCAGCTATGGTAATCCAGCCGTCGGCAATATCAATTGCACCCGAACCATTTGAGTTTCGTACCCCTTTACCTACAGTCACATTTCCAATAGCCGAAATATATTCAGTTCCTACCTGATCAATAATATATTCGTAAAATGGTGCTTTTGTCGCGCCCATTTGTACAGCTGCTAGGTATTTCCCTCGGTAAACTTCCGGGTCTACGTTGAAATCCCATTTAGATTGAAAAACGTTTAGGGTACGGTCAGAAAATTCCGCGCCGTTACCATCCGTATCATCTTGTTCGCGATAAGGACGTGGGCCACCTAATGCGCTTAATTTCGTCATCGCTTGTGGAACACTCACCCCTAAGTATGGTGTAATACCACCTTTTAAGTTCATTCCATTTACGTGTTTGCGCAAAATTTTACCACCAAATTGGACAAACGATGTTGTCAGTTTTGATAGATCGGGCGTAACTGTATCTAAAAATGAATAATCACCTTTAGGGATGAAAGAGGCCGCAAACAGACCGCTTGCAATTGGAACAGCCATGTGTGGCGCACCAATAGCCTGTGCAAAGAAGCCACCCAGCAACATGCTAAATGTGGCCGCGGTTCCGAGTAATAAAATTGCTTTAATTGCTTTCATTCGTGTTTAATAAATAATTGTGATATGGTTTAAGTGAAAATTATTGGTTTTTACGCTCTGCAATGATGCGTTCGGCTTCAAGGTCGGCAGATGTTTTCTCGAATGTTGATGCCGTTTCGGTATTAGAAATGCTTTCTACGTTACCATCAACAGGCGGGGCCGATGCGTCAACGGCCGGGGCATCAAGTTTTTTGTTTAATGATGCGATAGTAGCGACATGTTCTTTGATAGTTGCATCTTGCTGGGTGATCTTACCTTCCAGCTCGGTAACTTTACCTGTGCCTTCGCTAAGCTGATCAATAACACTATCAAGTGTTAAACTTACGCCCGGTATGTTTTGGGCTACAATTTGGGCATTAGCCGCTGCCACCATTTCAGGTGTAATTTCATCTGCCTTTTTGCCGCTCATAACAGTTAAGGCCGAAAAATTGTCTACAAAAGGATTTCTCATGTTATTTTCTTGTGATTTTGTGCTTTGTGAAAATGATACCAGCGAACGCGCCGAATCTTTGCTTAATTCCCTAATCCTGTATTCGGCATCGTTAATGCCAATGATGCCATCAACTAAACCCAGGTCTACGGCTTGCTGGCCATTAAATACTTTCCCTGTGTTCCAATCATCGCTTTTCAGGCGATCTCCGCGACTATCTGCTACGGCTGATCTAAAGCCCAGTGCTAAGCCGCTAACGCCTTGGCTGGCTAACGTATAATCGCCTTTCAGGGCATTACGATAAGCGAGGTTCTTATCAGCGGATTCGGGAGGGTATATTTCGTGAATTTTAATGCCTTGCTGCTCAAAGTAGCCTGCAAAATCCATGATGGTTGTATACGCACCGATGCTACCGGCACCGTCTGATTCGTGGCCGAAATATATTTCAGGCGCGCCACATGCAAACCAATAACCCGCGCTATATGCGCCGCCATTGATTAAACTGATCTTTGGTTTTGGGGCTTCGCTGATTGCCTCCGAAAATTGAGGTGTACCATCTGCCTGACCGCCTGGGCAATCCAAAAAGTTAATGGTGCCTAAAATTTTAGGGTTGTTTTGAAAATCGGCCAGCCATGCCATTTTAGATATGGTGCCGGGTACGCCGCAATCGCCATCGTATTTGGTTACGCCGCCTATAATGGGTATTACACCAACAGAATTATCGGGTAAATTGGGATTTGCTATGTACGTGCCACTTCGCCAGTCGAATACGGTAACATCATAACGAACGCCATTGTTAAGCGCAAACGGGCGTTCGGTTTCGCCAGCGCCGGTTATTGGTGTACCCGCGCCAAGCTTACCTTGCAGCATGGAAACTAACAACGGCATTTGCTGTTCGGCAAACCCCCTATCAATTAACCATGTTCCCCGTAATAAAGCGGATAGCGTTCTAAAACTCATGATACAAACGTACCCTAAGCCGCAACGGGGAAAAAGGACAGCCTAAACGGAGTTAGTAAGAAACATAAATGTAGAGATTGACATTTTCGCGCATTTCTTCAAACAAATCGATTAGGCGGGATTGGTTATTTTCATCAATATTATCTTTAACCCAGTTTGTTGCTTTTGTTAAATCTGATGGCCTCTGATAAATATATGAAGCTGGGTCTTTAGGGTCATCAATCAATGTTATCCAATCTAAATCCTCGGAATAAACAAATTCTCTATCGCCCGAATGCCTCATTGAATCAAACTCCGGGTGCTCTGTGGCTTTATAAGCGGTTATTGTTCGGTGAAATCCGTCTTCTTCAATTTTATCGCCTATATAGTAAGGTATAATATTAACTCCCATGTGTAATTTGCATTTGGTTTTTAAATATAGCCTTTTTAAAATCTGCTATGTTTTCACTGAATTGAGCCCATGCAATTAACTTTTCCCAGTCAATGCTTGCATAGTGATCCCTTGAAGATTGAACTAGTTCGCCCACAAGCCTTGGTTCAATGCCATACCGGTGCGTGGCAAGTATTTCATTCGCTTCTTTCATATCGTCAAGCCATTTTTCAGGTAAGTCATTATCAATAACCGATATTTTCCATTCTTCCATTATATCACAATTGCAGGTTTATCATTTAACCAGGTGGCGGTTATTTTATAATCATTCACGGCCGTTGCAGCATCACCGGTATCACCTTCTGTTTTAATGGTTACGCGGTTTTTAAGGGTGCCCAGTAAACGAGTGAGGCCGTTGTTGTCAGTTACCTTTAAAATACCTACCGTGCCGATGTATTGAGCAAAAGCATGGTACATGTTATAACTCTGTTTGTTGAAAGTGAAAACTACGGTGTAGTTATATTCTATGCCGTTTTCGGTTCGGGTAGCGGTGTCTTTAATTGATGCGCTTTCGGGCAAAAATTCCATTTCATCCCAGCCGAAGCCAGCGCGAAACGTAATCGGGTTTAAACTGGTAAGTAAGTAGTAAAGGGTTGCGTAACATTCGCGTATACCGCCAATGTTGCCGCCTTCTGAATATGATATTGTGCTCATTAATTAGCCTCCAAAATTTAGTAGTGACATTTGTGCGCCCAGCAATGGGTTAGCTTCGGGTTCGGGTTCTATTTCTGCGAAAAAGTTAAGTGTGTATTGTGGCTGTACGGCCTGCCTTTCCTGCTTTCTATCTTCCAGGCGTTTGCGTTCGCGGTAATACCAACGCTTTAAATTTTCAAACGGGAGTTCGTCTTCGGTAAAATCGTACATAGCCTGAAAATTGCGGATGCTGTCATCTACCTGGCAGTTGAATTTATTAAGCTGGTTTATGAAACGGTACATTTCTTCGTGTAGTAGATCTGATACTACATCGTTAAACAGCTTCACATTATCGCTACTAATAAAATTACCGCGTTTGCGGATGGTAGCCGGTGTTATGTAAACGCCTAAAAATTCGCCATAAATAATCTTGTCCTTTTTCTTGTAGTCGGCAGGGTCTACTTTTGGCATACGTTCTAAAGCATTTTCTATATAGCCGGGAATGTACCCGCGTTCGGTTACGAAAAAGGGTTCGCTGTAATGGTGAAGACAATATTTTCGGACATAGGGATGCACCGAAATTCTGATAAGTTGAGGTTGAGCCACGAATAATCTTTTTGATTTGTGGCATAAAGATAAGCAATGGCTTGCAAAATAATGCACCAGTATTTTGCATAAAATACAAAATGTTGCATTTGGTGTAGTGCATTTGCAAAAAAGTGTACCTAGCGTTCCAAGCTGTTCCGCGTGTTCCTAATTGCACCTAATGCAAAAAGTGGCTTTATTATATTAAAATTCAAGAAAATGAATAAAATATACTATTGGAACACCTTTTTCTCTTTTGCTCAATCTTTTTAAACTTTTTGTGTTTTTAAATAGCCACCACGCCAAAGGACAGCGTAGCGGCCATTTTTCGTTTTTGGCAACAATCAAAATGCGTTCAGCTCAACAAAGGTGCGCAAACCTAATTTGTACCTAAAGGACAGGTAAACCGTGTGGAACTTGTTAGGTACTTAGGAACAACCTGCCAAAAAAGACGTATTTTGTTGTGAAAGCGATTGACTATGGCAAAATATTGGTTCCCGAAACTTTATTTCACATCAGAAAACAAAATCATTTTACAGCCCGGTGCCAACAAAACCCAATGCTGGTTAAATAAAGATGTTGCCGTTAAAACTTATGCCGAATTTTTAGCCCATTTCAACATTCAGGATAGCCCAACAACGGTTAGAAGTGTAGACGGTTTCCACCTGGTAGCAGAAGAACTTTATAGTGAAATACTGGCACCATATGCTGGGCGATACAAATTCAGAAAACTTTATTTTAAATGTTACGACGGCGCACCAATTGCACCTGGTACCCAATTTACCGATGCTTACCAATTTTATGATGATGCAAAAGCCCGTGTAGATACCCGCACCGACTTATATGAATGGGAAAGAAAGTTAGGCCCGTTACCGGTGCAGAGCGCACAAGGGTTTTGGCTTGTGCATGAACGGTTGTATGAAGAAATTTTAAAACCGTTCGAAAACCCTTTTGAAGACAGGTAAAAAAATTCCTGAATGCCGGGGAGGTTGATTTTACCATGGCGTATAGGAATACTTTAAAAAGCGGGGTTTGAAAAAAATTATCCCAAGGGTTAAATATTATGGGTGTTTACACGGTTGGATGGTTTTAGTGGATTGATTACGTTTGGACTTAACCTAAAATATTATGCCACAAGAGAAATTTAAAGCGGGGCAAATAGTACGCCTAAAATCAGGAGGCCCCAAAATGACAGTACAGGGATACGTTCATTTAGGAATGGATGTTTATATCGATGACGTTAGATGCAAATGGTTTGTCGGAAATGCTGATAAGGTAGGAGATTTTCACGAAGATAGTTTGGAATTAGATGATGATGATGAATAAAAAAAGCCCCATACGGGGCTTTTAATTTTGTATCGTATTGCAACCTTTGTCGGCAAAATACTCTTTCCAGTACTGCCAGCCTTTTGGTGTCATAAAACCCCAATGGCGTTTCCAACCAGATATGAAAACAAGGGTAACGGCTCGTTTATTTTTTACCAGTTCTACCCGGTGTATATGGCCTGCTTTACGATGTATAACCATGCCCGGCCAAATTCTTTTTCTACCCTTAAAATTCGTGCCACGCCAATAGGCGAAGTATTCTTCATTATACCCGCGCCACAAAATTACCGATGTATAATTCCACGGGTGATCATGCAGCTCGTCTGCATCCGACCGGTGAAAAACATGCAAGTACACTTTCAGATTTTTAAACCAGCATATAACGTACCTGGTTAAATAAGGGCTATCGCCATCGCCGCGCGCATCGCAGCCTTTAATTAAGATTTTTTTAAATAGTTTCATGGTTATCGATCAAAGCAAATTTCTAAATACTCGTTAAGCCAAAATCCAAAGGATACACCATTGCTTATATCAGATGCAATCCGTTGACGCTCTTCGGGATCTTCTAATAGTGCGGCATGGGTAGAACTCAATTTGTGTTTTATAGCGAAGAGCTCTCCAAAGTCTTTAAGGCTTGTCCAAGTTTCTTGATCGGGCAGCATTGTATTGGTTACGGCGTCAATAAATATTTGATTATCTACATAATCCAAAATATAGCTATCCAGGGATTGGGGGTTATATCCAGCCTTTTTAATTGTCTTTGGATCACTCCACCATTGGAAAGTAGGGCCGTTTACAATAACAAAATTAAATTCTGGATCATACTTAATATCATCTGGTAATTGGCGTATACAACTAATCTTTCCCTTTTCGCTTAAAAAGTTCATTGTTTTGATGTGGTCGCTTTCATTAGCGACAATAATTGCAGGTGATTTCATATTAATTTGTTTGAGGTTTACCGTTTCAATGCTTTAGTACTCAATTCTAAAATGGCCCGATTTAAGTTCTTTGCTATCCAGGTCGTGCCAGGTATCAGGGTTATTGCAGGATTGCAGATTGATTTGATTCGGTGTAACATGTACAACCCTATAAGGTGATGCGTTGTAATGTTTCCAATAGCCATTTTCGTAAGTAGATGCCATAAGCAGGCAAATAATCATTTCGCTTTTTAACTTATCGTAAGCGGTTTTAAAGTCCGTAATTTTCATGTTTTTGTTTTTGGTTTACTCATTTCTATCCATTGTTCTTTAGTGTGCTGACCGATGTTTATTAGCCCCTTGGCGGCAATTTCGGCCTGTAGCTTATCGTAGGGCACCTCTACACTTTTGCTAGTTTCCTCGCACTCTAAAAGGTAACTGGTAATGTGCCAAGCATCGCGCTTTCCCTGCTGGTAGTAGAAGGCAACCCGGTAAACAACCGGCTCGCCCTTTTTAATACCCATCCAGCGGGATTCAATTTCTACCCAGGTATTCATTTATCGATTTGTTTATAAAACTTTTTCGCTTCCATACCTTCCATCATTTGGAACATTTTAAACAAGCGAGTTTTTTCTTCAATAGATAATTCGGGAAATACCTCGTCCTCGTTTTCCGATATTGGTTCTTTTGAAAACAATCTGTTTTTTTGGATAAAAGCCGCGTAAAAAATCCCTAGGTCATCATCGTAAGCTGATTTGTAGAAATCATACTTTGCCATAATTTCTATAAATTCTGAATCTGTACATGTAACATATCGACGATCTTTTCCTGGTTTGCGACTGTTTTTATAAGTATATCTACCATAATTAAATTTCATTCCTAAAACGCTCGATGCTACTTGGATAAAAAATTGACTATTGGCAGGTTCTAAATAAAACTCGTGTTCTTTTACGATCTTCCCTTCTATCATTTCGATTGTGATACCATGCTGCTGCATTAACTTTTCAAGCATAATCGAAGCGTTCAGCTTTTCTCCACCGATTCCCTGATCTGCAAGGGCTTTTAATTTTCTAGCGAGACTAATTGTTTTGTCACTCATAAGTGTTAGGTTTAAAATTCTGCTTCTTTTTCCGGTAGCTCTACCGGTGTAAATTCTTCTGTAAATTCGATTGCGGTAACTGCCATGTTGCGCTGGCCACCTTTGCGCTCGTTAAGGTTTCCCGTAATTTTTACTTTGCGGGTTTTCTTAAGGCTAAAGCCCATATTGGTTAGATCGCTCAGGCAGTGAGTAAAGATTTCTTTCTTTACTTTCCCTTCCGGGGTGTCGTAGCTTTCATCTTTCCAAAGGGTAAACTTTAGCTTAGGTACTCCGATGATATCCACTACTTCGGCATCATTCCATAGTTGGCCTTCCAGTGTGACAACCGGGTCTACCTTTTCTTCTTTAAACGTTTCGAGGTTTGCGCCGATGGCTTCATAGTCGAACACGTAGCTGCTGGTATTCATGGTGCGGCCGCTGCTATCTGTAAACGCACCGGCTGGGCTGCTACCGATGTAGTATTTTTGATCTTTCATATAGGAAAGTACCGTTTGCTCATTCTGCCCAGGCTTACCGGTTACGTTCTTAATTTCTTTTGCATACAGCGGGTGTACTGTGTTTAAGCGTAAGTAAAGCAGTTTTTTAGGTTCGTCGAAGTGTACGTTTTTGGTCATCGGCTTTCCCTGTTCGTCACGTCCGGCCGTGACACGCACCTCGTTATCAACTTTAACTTTATAGTGCCAACCATAATCAACAAGGTTCTGCACCAGTAAAAATTCAATGGTTTTCCAAAATGTGCCAAGCGAATTACTTTCTTGCATAATGCCGCCTAGTTTTTGCATTTCTTCGATGGTGTGATTAAAAAAGGCATCGAAATCAAGCGAGAGATCAATTTTATCGGCCATCAGGTTTACGGTTGTTAATGCGGTATTATAGTTTTCCATTACTCTATCTATTGGTTGGATGTGTGCTTTTTTACATGCAGCCTTTAGTTTGCTGCTTATGATGGCGAAACGTTCAACGTAATGTTGGGCGAAGTATTCGCGGTGTTCCAGTATATCGCAGATCAGCGAGCTGATGCCTTTTTTTTCCTGTGCTTTTAATTCATCAAAACGGGCAACCTGTTCGGGTGTACGGTCGCGTTTTTCTGCAAATTTACAGGGCAGGGTACGGCTAAGAACCGCGTTGTCATCTTTGGTAGTTAAGTATTGGCCGATAAGCACCGGGCATGCCGTTATTTCTTGCGTTTTGGTTTTGTTCTTTTGCCCAGCACCCTTTTTACGGCCTTCACCATCAAAGGCACCTTTCAAAGCCCTAAACCATTCTTCTTTAATAGCGTTTTCATCGAACTCGTTCAAGCCCACTGGCACGTTACGGTACATTCCCATTTCACTAAAGAAACCGTAGTCGGTGCCTTGGTTAAGGTTAAACATGGGCTTATTGTGCAGAAATAAGTTACAAACAGATTCGGCAAATTTTGATTTACCGGTTCCAATTGGCCCATAGGCGTAAAGCATTGGGAAGTTGTTGTTACGGCTAAACAGAATATCTTTAAAAACAGACATAATCGCGAATGCAATGCCCATCATGCCGTGATCAGGGTAAACATTTACCATAAGCTCACACCATCGGGTAAATGTTATTTCCGACTGTTGGTGCTTTAAATATTTATCGTTTTTATAGATATCATCTTCGGCACGTACACCGTCCAGCGCACTGCTGGCACCCATACTTAAAAAATTTTGCCCCTCAACCTCCGCATAACCGTAATTGTTATACTCAATCAATTGATTTTTGTAGATGATATTACTAAAGCTAAAGAAGCCTTCGGGTTGCCAACCCAGTGTATTCAATTCGTAGCATTTAGGGTATTCGCCTAAATAGTAAGCCTTAAGTTTATTCAGGTGGCTTTTGCTGAAACCATCGAGGGTAAAGTATGCTCCTTCGCCGGTGATGATATTATCAAAGGTTTCCATGCTAGTAAACGCCTTTGATGGCAATTGTATAACGGTTTTGGTGTACCCGTTTTGCATTTCAGTTAAGCGGCGGTTTCCATCATCCTGCGTGTAAACGTGTATAAGTGGGGTAAGGATAAAATTGGTTAAGCGTTTGGGCTTTCCGTATTCGTTAAAATAAATCCCAGTATCATGTATGCCGCCAACTTTCCAGTCAAACCCGTATGTCCAAAACCTGTTGGTATCAATCCATTTAGGCAGTGCATCTTCGTTTTCTTCCAGTTCTTGTACATCTTCTTCGCGGCCTTTGATCAGATCGTTAATCTCTTTTAATACAGTTGGCTTTGATGTTTTAGCAAGCTTGGCAACGGTACTGGCCATACTATCGCGCTCAAAGGCGTTAGCGTAGTAGCTAATATGATCGCACAGCTGCAACATGTTTTCGGTGATCTTCTCTTTTGATTGATGCGCCGTGTAATGATCGATAATGTAGTTTTGGTGCTTGGTGTATTCATCATCAATCAGGTTAATTTCGAGTGCGAAACGTTTAGCCACAAACATATCGCAGGTGTCAAAATCAGCGGCCGGGTATCGGCTAATCAGTCTTACTTTATTGCTTATTGCACGTATTTTACTAGCCGTAGCATCATTAAAGCGTTGAATGCTGAATAGGATGTTAGGATAATCTTTTTGAGTGAGTTCCTGTATTAAAAACTCCGATGTAACCAGGTGTATTGGTTCACCGTGGCTTTCATTTAATAAGGTGTAATCGCCTTTAGGCTTTGTGCTTTCTACAGGTACTTTCTCAATAATCATCGTGTTTGATAATGCAGGGGCGGTTATAACTGGCTTTGGTAGCTTAATATCTATACCGGCACCTTTAGCTATCTCGAAAAACTTTGCAGGTGTGGTAAAGCGGCATTTACGTAAGTAGTTGTTAAACTTGTAATCAACCTCTTTGCGGCTATACATATTATTAAACTGGCTTACCCGGTGGTAATAGTCGCGGCCTTCATCGCCCAGGGTAGACAGCGCAAAGCCCAGGTATAGCCATTGTTGGTAATCTTCGGTTAGGTCAATGCCTTGTTCTTCAATTTGGCAGGTAACGTATTCTATTATTTTTAAAGTGCGATCCTGTTCGGTTTCGGTAAGCTTTGGTTTCATACTTACCGGTGCGAGCTGTTGTTTTGCGAAAGCTAGTTCCTGCTCATTTAAAATATACGCAGGTGCGCCGGGGTTATAATATATATCGGGATCGTAACTTACAAAGCAGGTGCGGGTAACATCAATACCCGATGTGTCTAATTCTAGCTTATAATTGGCTAAAAAGTATTGCTCGAGCGCAACAAAGGTTTCGGCATGCAGCGTACTATCAATACGCACTACGGCTTTTAAGCCTTTGCCCGATGGGGATATAAAGCAGGCAACAATAAAAGGTAAAGCAATCAATTGCTGCCTGCTGGTTTGTAGATCTGTTAGTTTATCAAAATCTAAAGTAAGTAGCCCCGAATGTTGTATTAGCCCGGCTTCTTCGCGGCGTTTAAATGTGCCTGAAAAAGTAAAAAAGCTAAGGCTCTTTTTAATGACTTTAATAGTAGAAGGATTAGTGGCTTTACGCAGGTTTTCAATATCTGCTTTAGCCATATCGCTTTTAATCATTGTTACGGCCATATCAATAGGATATTCACGATAAGGCACGGTACCGAGAATGTCGGACTTGTAAAAAGAGAATAATTCGGGCATGTAGTAGTTAAATCAATAGTTATTGGTTGGGGTGATATTCAGACGGTTAATTAAAATTCGTCACGTTTTTTATCTAAAATCTTATTCAACCACTCATTAGCTAACTCGGGGTTTGTGTCTAATATGTGCATGAACTGAATATGTGAACAATCAACTAGCCCTGCTTCTACCTTAATTATGGTTTGTTTGCGGTGATTTGCGTAAACAACAGTTTGAACTTGTCGCTGGCCGGTATAAGCTTTGTCAATCACCCACTTTTCTATTTCGTCAGCTGAATTAAACTTTGTTCCGGTTTTGATATCAGTCACTTCAAAATGGTTACTCATATTGATCTCCAAGATTTTTTCTTTTGTTTCCGTTTGTTAAAAAATGGCTGTAACCAGCGTAACCATACATACAGGCCGATATTGAAGGCAATCAGGCCTAAAATGATCAGATAAGATATCATCATGATGTTTTAATTAATCCCCGACTGAACTTCGTTTTCGCTGAAATCAAACTTCCAGTTGTGCGGCCCGATTCGATAGGCTGCGTGATATCCGGTTTCGGTAACATCGATTACCAACACATGGTCAGCTCGTACATAGGTACCAACATTGCCTTGGCAGATAAAGGACAGCACAGCCGCCTTTATTTCTGTGTAAGAGGTATCAGTCAGGGAGTGCATAATCAGTTAATTAAAAGGGTAAATCGTCATCATCAGTATTACCGGTAGCTACAGGCATTTGAGCCGGTACGGGTTGAGCGGTAGCGGCACCCATTAGCTTAATTTCAGCGAGATTTGCGCCTATGAAATACATAGTCTTTTCTTCCTTTGTAAATTCGCGACTGCTTACGTAAACCGTACATGCTGCTTTCTGATTAGTAGCGGTGCTATCCGAGAGGTTGAGTTTATCTACTTTTTCGCCGATTATATCGAGCGACCAAACTTCATCCTGTCCGCGCTTTTCCTCAAATTCATCACGCCATCCCGGTATAAATAAAATCACCGATTGTTTTTTGGTGCCGTTTGTGCCCACCAGTGTTACCGGCGATACTGATTTGATTACGCCCTTTAGTTCAATTTTTGCCATTTTGTTATTTATTAAATATGTTGTTGGTTAATAATGCTTTTTCAATTGCGCCACGGTTCCAGCGAGGTTCTATTTCCAGCTCCTCGCAGATTACGCCGGCCGCTTTAAATGCAGTCCAATTATTTAGCAGGCACTGGTTAATAATGTCTTCGCACATTTCTAGGGTACGTTGATCATAAGAAATGCGGCAGTTTTCAAATACTTCTTTGATTACTTCTTCTGTTTTTGTGGTTGTATCGGTCATTTTTGATTTTATTATTTGCTTTAATGCGTTAATTAATTCTTGTTTGTTTTCGATATAGTCTTCGTAAAATTTGAACAT